GCTGCAAGTACGGCATCGTGGACGGGCGGCCGGTGAACGAGATCTACGCCAGCAAGCTGGGGGATTTCCGGAACTGGAACAGCTTCGCAGGGCTCAGTACCGACAGCTACGCGGCGTCCCGCGGCTCTGACGGGGCGTTTACCGGCGCGGCGGCGTGTCTGGGCGGCGTCATCTTCTTCAAGGAGGACTGTATGGAGCGGGTATACCCCAGCGCCACCGGCGCGCATCAGATCGTGACGCTGCGCTGCCCGGGCGTGAAGAAGGGGTGCCACGGTGCGGCCGCCGTGGTGGACGGGACGCTGTTCTACCTGGGGCTGGGCGGTGTGTACGCCTTCGATGGCAGTATGCCCGGCTGCGTGTCCATGCCGCTGGGCAGTGTACGGTATCAGGACGGCGCGGCGGCGGGCTGGAACGGGCAGTACTGGCTGGCGGCGCGGGATGGAGACGGGAAGCGGCACCTGCTGGTATACGATACGGCGCGGGGACTATGGCACCGGCAGGACGACGCCGACATCATGGCGTTCACCGTGTGCGACGGGGCGCTGTACGGTCTGGCGAGGGACGGCAGGCTGCTGGACATGACCGGCGGCAGCGGACAGCAGGAGACGGCGCTGCGGTGGATGGCGGAGACGGGGGAGCTGGGACTCTCTCAGCCGGAGAACAAGTATCTGGCGCGGCTGGAGCTGCGGGTGCAGCCGGAGGATCGGGCGCGGCTGGAGGCCAGCGCCAGCTATGACGGCGGACGCAGCTGGGAGACGCTGGGACAGGTCATCGGCGGTGACGGACAGACCCGCGGGTATCTGCTGCACCTGCGGCCCAGACGATGCAGGCAGGTGCGGCTGCGGTTGCAGGGCACCGGCCGGTGCCGCGTGTTCAGCATGTCGGCGGTGTATGAGAAAGGAAGTGACGGCCCGTGAGTACCATCCCTATGCCCGCGTGTCCCGCAGGCAGCGTACAGCAGCAGGTGATGCAGCAGTACTCGTATCTGTTCCAGATGGCCCAGCAGCTGAATCTGGCGCTGGAGCGGCTGGAGCAGGGCACCGGCGCGTCCTCCGGCGGAAAGGGGACGGAGCAGCAGTACCGGAAGCTGCGGAGCCTCATCGCCGGTGGGGAGGAGCGGCTGAAGCGGGCCGTGGAGGAGTTGGCGGCGCAAGTGGAGACGGAATACGTGGCGGCGGACAGCTTTGAGGGGCAGGCGGCGGCGCTCAGCGGCCGTCTGGAGGCGGAGCCGGAGAAGCTGGGAGCGTATTACGGCTTTGCCGCGACGCTGAGGAACGGCCTGGCAGCGGTGGCGGACGCCTTCGACCGGTACAGGGAGAACGCGGCGGCCTGCGTTCGGACGGGCGTCGTAGGGTACGACGGGACCGCGCCGGTGTACGGCACGGCGGTGGGGTTCGGACTGGCCTGCCGTGATGCAGACGGGGAGACGGAGGTGGAGCCTAACGGCTTCCGTGCCGTCTTTACCGGCGAGGAACTGTCGCTGCGGCAGGACGCTCAGGAGGTAGCTCGTGTGGCGGACGGCAGACTGCACGTCAACGGTATGGCGGCGCTGGGCGGCGCGGATGTGGGCGGCTGGCGCATGGAGGACAACGGGGACGGATTGGCAATCCGCTGGATCGGAGGGTGAGAGATGAACGCGGCACAGAGGAGCAGCCGCACCGTGAGTATGGCGGGGTTCGAACTGACAGCGAGGGACGCTGTCATCGGGCAGAGCGGCACGCTGACGGTGGTGAAGCCGGGGAACGGGTACACATTCCGATTCTCCTACGCCTTCGGCGGGGCGTCCGGCACGCTGGAAAGCGGCGATGTCCGGCAGGTCAGCCATGCGGCGGGCAGGGCGGTGTACCGCTGGCGCGTGCCGGAGGAACTGGCGCAGCAGATCCCGGACGCCCTGCGGGGTACAGGGACCATGTCCATGGCGGTATACAGCGGCGCAGAACAGGTGGGCAGTGTGCAGACGGCGTTTACCGCCTATGTGCCGCCGTCTATGGCGCCCACGGCGTCGGTGCAGGTGTCGGCGGTCAGCGATAACACGGCGGTCAGCGGCTGGGGCGTGTGCGTGCAGGGACTCAGCCGCGTGCAGTACACGGTGACGGCGGCAGGGGCCGGCGGTGCATCGGTGCAGGCGTGCCGCTTTACCTGCGGAGGTCAGACCGTGGCGGGACTGTCAGGAAAGACAGCACCCATCGCTGCGGCAGGGACGCTGATCCCCTCCGCAGTAGTGACGGACAGCCGAGGCCGCTCGGTGACGGCGGAAAGCGAGGCGGTGACGGTGTATGCCTACCACCGGCCTACACTGGCGGCGGAGGTCATCCGGTGCAAGGCGGGCGGTACGGCAGCGGAGGACGGCGCGTACCTGAAGGTGACGGGCACCGCGTCCTGCGCCTCCGTAGGAGGACGGAACACCGTGCAGGTGCGGGTGCGCTGGCGTCCTGCGGGCGGCAGCTGGAGCGGCTATACCACACTGGTCAACGGCGCGGAGACAGTGGTAGGCGGCGGCCTGGCGGCGGACGCGGCCTATGAGGCGGAGGTATCCGCCGTGGATACGGCGGGCGGCGTCCGAACGGTGCGGCAGCTGCTGCCGCCGGTATCGCCGGTGACGCTGCACCTGCACAGCGGCGGCAGGGGCGCGGCCTTCGGCAAGAGAAGCACCGGTGAAGCGCTGGAGTGCGCGTGGCCGGCGGTGTTTTACGGCGATGTGGAGGTGTCCGGCGGGCTGACCCTGGGCGGACAGGCGCTGGCGGCCGCGCTGTGGCCCGTGGGCTGCGTGCGGCTGACGGCGGAGGATACGGAGCCCCAGCCGTCGCCGGAGGGGGCGGAATGGGAGCGCGTGGACTGCGGCATGGCGGGTATCTATGCCTGGCGCAGGATCACTTGAGGAGAAAGGACGGAACGATGGCATCGATATATACCATGGTGGGCTATGGCTCGCAGGGCGAGTCTGTGCGCCGCCTGCAAAGCGAGCTGAACAAGCAGGGCTATCAGCTGGATGAGGACGGTGTGTTCGGCGAAAAGACCCGCGCGGCGGTGCGGGACTATCAGAAAAAGAACTCCCTGAAGCGGGACGGCATCGCCGGTGACGAGACGTGGGGCAGCCTGATGAGCGCGTCGGCATCGGCGGCAGAGGAGCCGCAGGCATCCGTGCCCAAGGCCGCGCCTACGGCCAGAACGGCCAAGGCACTGGCAGAGCTGGAGGCCGGCTACAAGCCGTCGGACAGCGTAAAGGAGGCGCTGGCCCATCGCGACAGCGTGGCATCCCAGCGGCCCGGGGACTATGAGTCCCTGTACGAGCAGCAGCTGGCGCAGCTGTACGAGGAACTGACGGGGCGTGCGCCATTTTCCTACGATCCCGAGGCGGACGGCGGCTTTCAGCAGTATACGCAGCTGTACACTCAGCGGGGCCGCGCCGCCATGGAGGACACCATGGGGCAGGCGGCGGCGCTTACCGGCGGGTACGGCTCCAGCTATGCCCAGGGCGCGGGGCAGCAGGCGTACAGCCGATACATGCAGGAGCTGATGGCCCTGCTGCCGGAGTTCGAGGATCGGGCACGGAGCGCCTATCAGCAGGAGGGGAACGACCTTCGCGCCCGCTACGACCTGCTGGATCAGCGGGAGCAGAACGCCTATGGCCGCTGGCAGGACGATGTGTCACTGTGGGAGAAGCGGCTGGCTCTGGCGCAGGAGGAGTATGACAACGCCAGCGCGGAGGATCGGAAGCTCTACGAGACCATGCTGGGCCACTACCGCAGCAAGGCCCAGCAGGAGCAGAAGCTGTCGGCCTCCGGCGCGGAGGTCAGCGATGGGCTGCCATACGGCGGCGCGTCCGGTCTTTCCGGCGCTTCCGGTTCTTCCGGCAGCGGCTCCGGCAGCAGCGGCGAGTCACTGAGCTCCGTGGCTGCCGCCAGTCTGCACCGTACAGTGGCCAGCTATCTGAGGCAGGGTAAGCTGGCGGAGGCCAAGGCCCTGCTGGCATCCTACAAGGACCGGATGACGCCCATGCAGAAGCGGCAGTTTACCCTGATGTTCCAAGGCTACGATGAGACAGCGTCGCTGTGAGCGATCGAATGGGTCTTGCATTTGCGGGCGGCATATGGTAAGATACCCCCAGCGTAGAGGTGCGGGGCAGCGGGCGCGCTGTCCCGCATTTCTTGCCATCAGGTGACAGGCATGCGTGCCCTTGTCAGCTGATGGTATCCGCACTGCTGAAAGGAGACCATC